TCAACAACTAGGGCGTTGTCGATGTACTCAGCCGCGCGTCGGCCAATCTGCGTAGCAATCTCGCTAACAGGGTCGGCCTTCGACACCAACTGGGCAGTGTCATAAACCTCGTACGCGGCTCCAGCACGCTGGACAACAGCGTACTCCTTAGACGCCTGGACCTTACCAGGAGTGAGAGAAGTACCCTCACTCATTGATCCAAACGCGCCAATGCGCTTCCAGAAGGGAAGGCTGAAGAATTGTCCAGGTGAGCCTAGTGGGAAGGTGCTGTCCACCTCAACCAAGCTGCTGTTTCCCAAGACGAGTTGGTCAGGGAATTTTGCCGATATCTGATCTGCCAGAACTTCTGGATTGACGACATCGTTCATTGCTGTTACGGCCATAAATTGTATTACTCCTTATAATTGTGGTAGGACAACACCGTCGTTGAGATGGTGTCTAGTGGTGCTTATGAGGGCATGACCCGAAAAGATACTTAGCGGCATTACAGTTGAAGCACAACAACTGATACTCATCTTTCGGGTATCAAGCTTGTTTCAACTTGGAATACAACGCCGCGCCCATCCTCTCGCCGTTGCGCCTTCGTGCTGCTCCGTCTTCATTCTTGTGATCAATCGTCAAGAACTCAGGAATCGTCTCTCGGCAACACACGCAACACCCTCCATATGCGTCGATCACAGCAGCCTTTATGTTGCGGGTCCACTGTTTAGAGCAAGCCTTCACTCGCTCGCGCACTTTAGGATCGTTGGTATATTTCTGTTTGCTAGCCGTGAGACGACACTGCTTGCAGTGTGACTGACGTTTCCCCTTCTCACGTTTGTAAAAGGCATCAATCGGCAAGCAGCGCCCGCACCGCGTGCATACCTTAGACTCTGCTACCAACTAATCAACTTAGCCTCGCGAGCCACCTGCTTTAGGCGACGATATTCAGCAGGGTTATCTTTGGCGAGCTTGTTAGCTAGCGAGGGGTCGCTTTTCTGCCCGAATATCTGCTCAACGGCGTATCGACCGTTGTTTAGCGAGGAGCGGCTGGCTTCGGTAGACCCAGTGCCGCCTTTGGTGTCGCTTCTGACAAGCCAAGGTTTCTTGGAAGCAACGTCTGCGTAGTATTCATCAAGGCCCATCGGCTCGTAAGCCGAGTTCACACGAGGAACACCACCGTCACCCATCACGATCCATTTACCTTTGTCAGAGTCCCACTGAATGTTACGCTCAGTGAGAGCCATCACATCGTCCAGATCAACGAACCCCAGCTTGCTAGCAGAACCCTGGATCGCAACGCGCTTGCGAGTGTTTAGCTCGGACTCACGAACACTGTTCAGTTCTTTGTCCTTTGCGATCATCGCCTGCCGCGCACGCTCCAACTCCGCTTTCGTCGATTCACCAGCACGCTTGATTTCATCAATCTGCGCCTGTAAAGCTGATGCGTCGTCTTTGGCTTCCTTGCGCTCAGAGGCAGTACCAGACTTGGATAGCGCTTTGGCGGCTTCCAGTTCTTGCTGGAGACTGGTCAAAGTTGCCTTCGTAGTCTCTAGCTCCTGGCGCACGTCTCGCGCGGATCGGCCTTGCGCCTCACGGATCAGTTCATCGACGCGCTTCTGCTGCGCCTCATCGAACGTCACCTTGACGGGTTTGCCGTCGTCTTGTGCTTCTCCCTCACGAGGAGCCTTTACGTCTACAAGCTGTGTATTAAAACGAGCCTGAGTTTTGGTCTCAGTTACCATGTAGTTTCTAATGTCCTTTGCGCCCTAAAAATTGAAACGACGGTCAGCGGGTTAACCGACCGTCGTTGTACTGCGAACTTTATTGATGCTTTAGTAGTTTGCTGGAAGCTTGAGGTTAGTCTTTCGCTTACCAGACAGCGCTATCGCCGATGGAACACCCTCCCTGCCAGTGCCTTGCGTATTCGGTCCTACGCGGGCGTGACCTACAGAAGGCGTGTTCGTCTTGCTATCAGAACCGGCGTTCTTAAACCGCACCTGGTTTGATGCCGCTGTGTTGTTCGGCTTCAGAACAGAGATTGGGTCGTTGACGCGACCGGCCGCATTAGTGCCACGAGCCATATGATGTCTCCTATTAACGTGTGTGTAGTGTCTACTGCTTTACTTTGACCGTGGACGAAGTAGAAACTTTCGCTTCCTTCGCGTGCTCAGTTGTGGTCATCGTGTCCTTGGATTTCTGCTGAGACCCAGGAGAATTGCCGCCGCCTATCAACGCTTCCTTCTGGATCTGAACCCACTCGGTGAAGTTGATAGCGTCAATCTGCTTGTCGATTTGAGACTGAAGCTCGACAGGTAATTTACCGTCGAACTCGTGTACAAATCGCTTTAGCTCTGTCTTAACGAATTCCTCTGACGTGACTTGAAGATCTCTTGTCAAGATCTGGAACTGTGTCAACGCGTCTGTAAGATTCGTTAGTTCGTACCTATCCTTGTACTTGACTTTGCCGTCCCACGTTTTGCCAAGCATCATCAATGTGATGCTCATCAACTGGTTCTCAATAGCCTCTAGCATGTCTGCGCGGCTAGAGATGAATGGCACTGTCTTGTAGAACGACTGCGCCTGCGCGAAGCCACTAGACTTCTCGCCGTTGAACAATTCGTTGATAGCATCCTGAGAGGCACGCAAGAACATTTCATTCTTAACGCGCTGCCGCTCATCCTGGATGAACTTGGCTGGATCAGCGGGTGGTGAAATATACTGAGGGGCTTTCGCTCCTTTCGGATATTCCATCACGTTGGATGTGCCTTGTACACCGTCCTCCTGCTCCTTGAGCGGGATGTTAGACTCTACTTCCTTGGCGAGCATGTTGAAGCACTGCCTGTACAAGAACTCCTGCAACAGGCTGGTGAGGTTCATAATCTCTCGCTGGTTTCCGGCAAAGTCACGGAGGAACGAAAGACCCATGAACGGGACACGCTTGCTTCGTTTGTACCGCGCAACAACGATAGGCACTAGGCCAAGATTGTTGTCGAATGTTTCCTTTGGCAGAACCACCGGCTTTCCTTTGTCGGTGACATCTACCTTGGTGATCGTGTAGCGGTCTGGAAAGAACTCAGTGTACTTTTCGACGCTTATAATGTAGCCGTCAAACGTAGTCTCGGTTACAAATTGTAGACGCTTGGCGTACGTAAGAGCGCCGAAATCATCCACTACCCAGTCTATGATCTCGTCGGGCTTGATCAGAACCCAGTACGGCCGAATACCAAGCGACAACTCATCCTGCTTAGTGAATACAGCATTGGGATCGTCGCTCTGTGGAAGTGGAGGTGAATCAACCAGGATGTACGACATCCCGAAGATTTGTGAG